AAGAACAGTAAGGCGATTTTGTGTGCCGTTAAGCTCATAGTTAAATGTGTCAGCTACTGTTGTTACCGTTAGTGTCTCACGTAAAGCAGACCACGCCCATGCATTTTCTACTTCTTCCTTAGCATCGTTAATTAAAATACTAATCAACGTAGAGTAAGCCGTTTCTTCCACAGTAGAAACAGTACGCTCCCTAAGACGCTTAAGAACATTATTGACAAGTTGTAAGTATGTCATGAGAATACCTTAGTGTATATATGTATTAGTATACCACATTTTGACTAAAAAGTCAAGTGTTACCATTTTTTACATGACCAATAACGAGCAGTTAGCTTACTTGGTGGGTTAGTGTCACATTTGTGACGAGCCCTAAAGCTCCTACGACGAGCAGGTTGGTCTTTCTTGATCGTCATATTAGGATCACCAAAACGAATAGTCTTGGTCTTGTCGCCTTCTTTGGCAACCACTACGAACTTCTTAGAGCCACCCGGAGTGCGCTTAGGTTTGTTGTAAGCACTTACGCCTGCTCTGGCTAACTTAGGGTCTTTTGACTTTGGCATCACTTAGCCTTCTTTTTCCAATTAACACGAGATGAAGATGTCTTCTTCTTCATGGCTGTCTTAGCACCTGCGGCCTTACAAGCGGCTTTGGTTGGTCTACAAGCAGGATAGCTCTTACGCTTGTCCTTGGGCCCTGAGCGTCCACAGGGTTTACCTGTCTTGCAATCAACCCAACCCTTGCCTTTGTTCTGCCCGAACCACTTCTTGAGTGATGCTCCTGCTTTACTTTTTCTTACGGCCACTCTTGTTACCCCAGTTCTTAGCACCAACCTTACGGCACTTTGCTACAGCACCACTAGCGTATGCTGAAGGCCAAACCTTGTAACGGGCCTTGACCTTCTTAGCACAAGCGTCATTAGCTTTTTTTCTTTTTGCCGCCACGTTTTACCTTCTTGAGATCAGCCGCTGTGATCTTGTTTCTTGGGGGAGCAACCCTAGCTAACTTCTTTTGCTTTGGGCTATACTTGCTAAAAGGCATTACTTCTTAGCCTTGCCCAAGCACTTCTTAGCGGCTCTACACTTAGCCTTAGTCTTACAACCTGCACAGGTTTTGAAAGATTTAGTCGTTTTCTTTTTTGTTCCGTACATTGCCATTATTACTTCTTCCTTACTGATTCGGCTAAACCGCCGCCAAAGTAAAAGCCAACGATCATCAACATGATTTCTCCAATCCAAAAATCGCCGATGATTTGTTTGACTGCATTAATGTCACCTTCACCTGCTAACGTCATAGCAAGTACAAGGACAAACATACTAAGAAACACTGCTGTGAACATCAGAGCAATGTAGCGTTGTGCGAGTTTAAAGGGGGCATAGGCGTTCATGAGGTCAATCTTCGCCTTTGACTTAGCGGCAATGGCTTCCTCATCGGAGGTGTGCATATCATCAATCAACTCCATTCCTTTCTTGATGACATCGCCTGATCCAAGTATTTTAGAAATGATTCCAATCATGAGGCATTTCCTGTTACGTCCGTCTGTATACAAATTGCATCGTAGTTCATCTTAGGCTGTGGTGCTGTTGCCATAAAATACTCACGGGCTTCAAAGCACTCGCCCATTGTTGCAAATGGGCCTTGAGGATAGACAGCGTAGCCATCAGACTGAATTAGGATTGCAAATAATAACCACATAGGTGACCTACTGTTTACTGAGCCAGTAGAAGATGTATATTACCAAGCCAATGGCTGAGAGAACGCTAACGCCCAAACCGATGCTAATACAAATATCAACAATCTGCTTCTTACGGTTAGCTTTCTTGGCTTTCTCAGCTTTCTCTGCGGCTTCACGGCTTTCCTTCATCTTCCTTTGGTAGTCTAACCAATCTGTCCATAACCCGGCTCGCCCTTGCCAGATCATCATTTGCTTCAGAGCATCCTCATATTCTTTAAGTTGCTCTGTTGCCATGAACGCTTCAAGGTCAGACTTATATCCGTGTTCATGTGCTTTCTTTTGTATCTCAGCCTTGAGGCCAAAGTAGTCTGCTAGTGCCTGTCCTGCTTCATACAGTTCTTTACCATTGGCGATAGTTTCTTTAATAACGCCAAAGGCCGCATTAGCGGCGGCCAGTTCAGCTATCATCGGGGCGATCCTTGCCCAATAACCTCTGTACTGTCTTTGTCTCGTAGATCCTTATTGCTGTCCATACTAATGTAAACAACGCCGCCATCGGAGGCAACAGTTCACCAATCGTTCCTACTACAGTGACTACACTTAAACCGTCTACTAAAGTTTTAGTGCTTTCTGTTGCCATCTCTTTCACACTCCGTCCTTAGATTTCCTGTGAGTCTAAATGCGCTTGGTAAGCCGCCCGTACTTCATCAGTGTGAACAGATGCACAGATCGCTTGCACTTCTGCTGTTTCACCTGATGCATCATCCAGTGGCGATACAACGTGGCGATGGAAAGAGCGTGAAAGTTCTACACCATCTTCTGAAACAATCGTGGCTGTACGCACCTGAACGTGCTTGTAGTCGCCTACGATTTCAATCTTGTCTACTTTAACTGTTTTCGTTAGTGCCATTGTTTATTTCTCCTGTCCGCCCAGTGAATCCACACGGGGTAATTAGGCTGTTGTTTGGTATGTAAATTCAGTCCTAGTGAAAGAATTATCTGCCGCTCTGTAATTTACAGTCATACCTGATGATGTATAAAAATTAACTCCGTCAGAAGTTATTCCAGAAGCGTACCCAGTCATTGAAAACGGTAATCCTGCAATCGACCGTATACCAGAGCCTACATTATCAGCATAGTAAGAAACATGAACCAATCTTCCGATTTTGGTATAAGTTGCAGTTTTTGTTCCAAGCAATGTACCTCCGCCACCTGTCGAGGTGTAAAAAGATGCTGTCCAAGTCCCTTCCTCATAGTCCTCAAGTTTATTCGCCGCACCTGTACCGCCTAGAAAGACACCGCCTGATAGGTATGCATTTCTCCATCTAACTGAAGTAGAGCCTAAATCACGATTACCGTCTGCCGATGCACCAGTATTATTGGTTGGAAGGATTGCAGATGACCCAGACCCCTTAATTCCTGTTGCTGAACTAGAGAAATAACCTTCTCCACCGTTCGTTCCAATACGTCCAATTGTTGAGCCGTCTTTCTGAAGATCAATAATCGTCCCATCAGAAGCCTTGCGGTTGATTTCTACGGCAGAGCTATCAGCTTCATTCTCAATCTTGGTTACATTCAGTTCGCTCATAATTTAGCTCCTGTCTCAGCAGGGACACTGAGGTTGCCTGTGCCGTCAGCTTTCTTGATTGTATCTACGTTGAGTTGGCTCACGATCCTGCCTCCACAGCATCAAGCTGTTCCTGTGTTGGTTGCGCTAGTGTTGGGTGTTCCCATTTGGCAATGTAGTCGCCACGACCGTCTGAGTCGTTGCGTAGTTCAATGTCACCATCTGCAAAATTATAACTAGAAAGCTCTGGATAAATGGCTAATATCTTTTCATGCAATTCCATCAGGCTGTCCTCACCAAGTATCCTTGAAACACTGTTTTTCTATTATCATCACCAAGAAAAACTGTACTTGACCCTGTCTGGTACCCATAAAGCTCTACATAATCAGTGGAGCCATTTAAGTAAATAAGTACGGAACCACCGGCTCTAGAGCAAAACGCTGTACTGGTCTGAGTAAGATCAGCAGATCGTGTATATTCTGATCCATTTTTAAAAAAAGAAGTTATTTGCCTACTAACATTTGCCCCATTACTAGTGGAAATAAAGCCATTAAAACAATAATACCCTGCAACACTAGGAAGAAACTTGCTGTTTGCCAAATCAAATGAATTTTCAGCGTCAAAAACTTTAGTATCTAGTAATACTTTGGTGAATGTAGAGGCACTAATGGATTGATCTGCTGATAAATATACAGAAAACGCAGGGCCAGTTACTTGACTACTCGCACTCGTCAACACCGTCCCCGCCTCATCTGGCAGAGTCAGTGTGCGGTCTGTGTTGCTGTTGGGTGCGGCAATGGTGAACGTGCCAGTTCCCGATGCGTTGCCTTGGATTGCTACCTTAGACATTTGGTTCCTCCGGCCAGACGACATCATCTAGGCTAGTGTATGTATCTGTAATATCACGCAGTGCTTGGCGGTAGGCTGTCTGCTCCGCTGTCATTGTCAGGTCAGACGATGCCCACCAGTCTGTGTTTGCGAGACGTTGGTTGCGTTCGGCTCTGAGTAAGCGCATCGGATATGCATTGAGAACCGTAGGCCACACTGCTTCTAGTTCTGCGATTGTTGGCTGTGGGTCTTCACCTTCCCAACCAAGAATTGCTGTTGGGTTTGCTGAATCATCTAGGTTGTATGACGTTACTCTGAGGCCAAGATGTTCAATACATAATGCAATGTCCATTTATGCCTCCTTGAAAATTTCGACGACTGTGTATACGGAGACTGACGCTTGGTTGTTTGTGTCAATACCAAAACCATTACCAACTTGAGTCCCCTGTGAATTATGGCGAATCTCAAATGCTTTTGCGCTTGCTATTGTGACTCGTGCATTTCCGGTAGAGTGCGTCACAGTATTGGAATCACTTTGAGTGTATTCGGATGTTCCTATTTCAACAATTGCTGAATCAGACACATTATATAATTGTGATACATGACGACTTACATTGAAGGCAGGGGCAGACCACCGAATAAAATAAGTACCTGCTTGCAATGTGAATTGATTGCTTGAAAGAGAGACAATGCCATCTGGGTCAAAGTGTTCAGTATTTAAGTCTCTGGTACGATCTGCCCCACTTGTAAATGTGCCGGGGTTGGTAGTCCCATCCTTTTCATCTCTTACGACTGCGTAGCTAACAAACTTGCCACCGACACCACTAGGTAGCGTCACAGTCTTGCCAGACAGATCAAGCGTACTCGCCAAATCAGCCGCAGTAACAACCCCATCCTGTACAAGCGATACACCAGTTGTTCCGTTTAGTTC